ATAATACTATAGACGCACTCAATAAACAAGTTACAGACTTGCTTAAAGAGTTAGAACATGCAAAAGAAGTTGTAGTACAATTAAAAAGAGCAGAGTTGGAAAGAGCAGAAAAAGAAGAGAATTTAGACACTGTTCCGAAAACAAAGCAAAAAACGAAATCCAAAACAATAAATAGTGTGGATGAAGGAGATTTCTAACTAATGGCAAAACCCTCTACCAAACAAGAGTTAATAGATCATTGCTTGAGGAGACTTGGTGCACCTGTTCTTGAAATTAATGTATCAGACGAACAACTTGATGATATTGTAGATGATGCTATTCAATATTTCCAAGAGAGACACTTTGATGGTGTCGAGAGGATGTATTTAAAATATCAAATTACGCAAGCTGATCTTGATAGAGGAAGAGCAGATCCTCCAAGTGGAACTGGTAATGTAGCTACAACTGGAACTTCTAAAGGGGGTTACGGAAGTAGCACTTGGTATGAAAATTCAAATTATATAAACGTCCCAGATGCTGTGATTGGTGTTGAAAAAGTATTTAAATTTGACACTAGTTCTATATCTGGTGGTATGTTTAGTATCAAGTATCAGTTATTTTTAAATGATTTATACTTTTTTAATTCAGTTAATCTTCTACAATATGCAATGACGAAAAGGTATTTGGAAGATATTGACTTTTTACTTACGACTGATAAACAAATAAGATTTAATAAGAGACAAAATAGATTATATCTTGATATAGATTGGGGAGCTCAGGACAAAGATCAATATATTATTCTTGATTGTTATAGGGTATTAGATCCTTCAACTTTCACTAATATTTTCAATGATAGTTTTTTAAAGAGATATTGCACTGCCCTTATCAAAAAACAATGGGGACAAAATTTAATTAAATTTAGAGGAGTAAAACTACCTGGTGGAATAGAATTTAATGGTAGGGAAATTTATCAAGATGGTGTTGAAGAAGTTAATGCTATCAGAGATCAAATGTCATCAACTTACGAATTACCACCTTTAGATATGATAGGATAATGCCATTAAATCCATTCTTCCTTCAAGGATCTGCATCAGAACAAAGACTTGTACAAGATCTCGTCAACGAACAGTTGAGGATGTTTGGTATTGAGGTATATTACTTACCAAGAGAGATAAAAAATAGAAAACAAGTTTTTCAAGAAATACAGTCTTCAGAATTTGACGATAATTTTTTAATAGAAGCATATGTAAACACATATGATGGATATACTGGTGGTGGAGATGTATTAACTAAGTTTGGAATGCAACTTAAGGATGAATTAGTTGTAACCATATCTAAGGAAAGATGGGAAGATTATATTGCACCATTCTTGGCAATGGGAGATGCATATGAAACAGAACTCGCACACAGACCTAGAGAAGGAGATTTGATTTACTTCCCATTAGGGGGTAGATTATTTGAAGTTAAATTTGTAGAGCATGAGAATCCATTCTATCAATTACAAAAGAATTATGTTTATGAACTGCAATGTGAACTCTTTGAATATGAGAATGAAGTTATTGATACTGGCATAGAAACAATTGATAATAAAGTATCCAATATAGGAGAAATCATCAATCTTAAGATGATTGGTTTTGGAAATACCGCAACTATTGGAGTTGATATGGCAACTGGTTATGTAAGAAATATATTCTTAAATAATCAAGGATACGGATATCATTCAACACCAACAGTAACATTTTCTGATGCACCTGGTAGTGGTAGAACTGCTAAAGCAGTTGCAATTACAACTTCTATCGGGGGTGCAAGATCAATAAAAGAAATTGTATTAACTGATGCGGGTAAAGGATATACAGAGGAACCGACAGTTACAATTACTGGTGGTGGGGGTGTTGGTGCAGCTGCAACTGTAGGTATAGAAACCCTTAGACAAGGTATAAGTAGAGCAATTATTCTTTCTTCTGGAGATGGATATACTGCTGTTCCTCTTATAACTTTTGGAAGTCCTACATTTACTGGAGCAGCTGGAACAGCAGTAATTTCAAATAATATAGTTACTGGAATAACTCTAAGTGATGGTGGAAGTAATTATGCACCACAAAGAAAAGTTGGAATTACAATAACTCCTCCATCTGGTTCTGGATTTGTACAAGCAACAGCAAATACAGCAATTGCAAATGAAAAATTAGTAAGTCTTTCTGTTAATAATGCAGGTATAGGGTATAGTGTAGAACCTGCAGTAACAATAGCTGCTCCTACTGGAGTTGGATCAACTGCAGTTGTTTCTGCTACAATAAATTCTAATGAAAATTTAGAGACTGTATCTATTGCTTCTTCTGGACAATTCTATACTGGAAATCCAATATTAACAGTTGATGCTCCTACTGGAATTGCATCTACAGCAACTGCAAGTACTTCTTATATTTCTAATTTAGGTATAACTACATTTTCTTATAGTTTAACCAGTGCGGGTAGATATTATCTAAGTCCACCAACTTTAACTATAAAATATCTCACATTATCTGCAGGTTTTGATGCTACATCTCCAAAATATGGAAATGTTGCGTGGAAACTAATTGATGCTGATAATGATAGAAATTTAACACATCAAAATCAAACTACTCTTGGAGCCGAGGGTGTTGTTCAATTATTCTTTAAAACTCAAAGTTCCACAACAGGTGTTTCAACATTCTTAGAATTAAACAAAGACAGTAATGGAAGTAAAGCAGAGGATACTAATTTAAGAATAAATGCTAATGGAAACGTAGAATTAGGTATTGGAACAGTATCCATTGCATCTACCGTTGGTGGATCTGTAAGGGATGATGCTTGGCATTATGCTTATATAGAATCTAAGACTGTATCTGGATCTCAACTAATATCTTTATCAGTAGATGGTGGAGATTATGCATCTAGATTTTACCCAACAGCAGGAAATAAGGAACTGATAACTAATGCTAATTTAACTCCACCTATTCTTAAGAATTCACTTAATAGTGGTATTGTCGTAGATGATATATTTTCAACCATAGTTGTTGGATCAGGATCATCTTTACCTCCAACAAGTGGAATCGCTACTTATACTATAGATTCTAACACAATTACATACGATGATTTTGAAAATCAAATAGGTTCTGAACAAGAACTAAGTATTGATACAACTATTGAAAATGGAAGAGTAGTATCTTTAGTTAATAGTAGTTCTACTTTAACAGGAATAGTAACTGCTATAAATTCTGCAGTTATAGACACACCTATTGGTGTTGCAACTAATTTTAGAGCAACAGCAACAGCAACAATTAGCGAGGGTTTTGTAAATAGTGTCTCTATAGGATCTTCTGGTTCAGGTTATTTGACAGTGCCAACCATATCGGTTGGTGCTCCAACTGGAACACCTGCTGAGTTTACAGCAACTGGTAGAGCTAAGTTAAATGGTTTCGGTCAAATAAGTGAATTTGAAATTCTAACCATGGGTGGAGGATATCTATCTGCTCCTAGTGTTACTATTGATCCTCCACTTGGTCAAACTGCAGAAGGATTTGGAAATGTTAGTTCTGGTGGAGAAATTACTAGCATAACATTTACTAAAACAGGTATTGGATATACTGTACCACCCACAGTAAGCATTGCTAATACTATTGGAGATAGAGATGGAGAGTCTGGATTTTCAACTGCCACTGGTGTTATTGTTCTTGATGATGCAGCTAATGATATCGAACGTGTTAATATCACCAGTCCAGGTGCAGGTTATCTTGGACCAGCAACAGTATTAGTACAAGATCCTGCAACACTTTCTGGAAATGTAGGATATGGAACATTCTGGTTCAATGAAGTTGTTATTGGTTCAAGTTCTAGTGTAAGTGCAAGAGTTAAGAATTGGGATCAGGATGAAGGAGTTTTACAAGTTGGACAAGAAAATGGAACATTCTTTGCAGGAGAGAAACTTATTGGACAATCTTCAGGTGCTATATATGTTTTAGATAAGTATATGCTACTCTCTGAAGTACCTGCAGCAGGATCAGTTCAAAATATAGATGATTATGATCAAAATGATTTGTTTGAGGGAGAGGCAGATATGATTTTAGATTTTACAGAAGTTAACCCATTTGGTGAAGTTTAATGTTAGGAAGTCATTACTACCACGAAATAATGCGAAAG